TACCCCGCCCTTGGCCGCGTGTCCACTGACATCTAAGCCGCCTGAACTTACCCCACCACTGAACCCCGTTATCTGGTTACCCCCAGTAAGGAAGCCCCCGAGAAGACCCTGCAGGATTGAAGACAGAAGTATCTTGGCTTCCATCCGCACCAAGTCAGCGATAATTGAACTTGCCAAGGACTTGAACCCAAACTTACCCGTAGTGACAAAGGATGCAACACTGTTCGCCATCCCCTCAAACGCACTTATCGTCAAGTCTCGCGTGGCGATGGACGTCTCACTGGCTGACCTAGCGAACTCCGCGAACCCGACCCTCACACCGTTACGCCAGTCACCTAGCGCCTGCTGTCTCTGCTCGAATCCCTCAAGCTCCCTAGCTACCAGATCCTCCTCAGCAGAGTTTATCTTGCTAAGTTCCTCTATGTATCGCTCGTTGTTCTCACTAGTCACTTCCCCAAACCTATCCGCAAGGGTGAGCCGCTCGCGGTCTGTGCGGAGCCTTATCTGATCTAGACGGGAAGCTACCTCGTTCTGTAAGCTGCTCTGGGTTATCGAGCGGAGCTCTTCATCAAGTGACGCAACCTGCTGATCCGTCACCTTGATCAGTCTGTCAGCTACGTCCGCCGACAGCTCGTCCAGCCGTGCCGACTCCTTCTTAGCCTCGTTCAACCTATCCCTAGCTATTAGTTCATTCAGCGCTATTCTCACCCCATCCTTCTGAGTCTCGGCTACCTTGAGGTTGCCGGCACTTATGTTAGCCAGTATCTTCACCGCCCCGCTCTGAGTACCCGATAGCTTGTCCTGACTTCTTTCGGCTTCATCAAGAAGAGCATTGTGGTCAGTAAGAAACTTATTGACTAAGACTAGGCCAGCGGATTCCTCACGAAGAAGTCTGGCCGATTCCTTCTCTTCATCAGTCTTCCCCTTGGGTCTTGAGTCTATATTCCTAAACCTAAGTTCTATGGCCGCTATGCGCTGACGCTGGGCCTCCTCCGACAGGGTAGGGTCACTAACCCCGGAACGCTCGGCTATCTTACGCGCCTCTGCGGTATCCTTAGCTTCCTGCGCTAGTTCACGCTCGCGCCTACGCTCGCGCACCAGTCGGGTATCTATAGAGTCGAGTCTTGCAATCCGAAGAGCAAACTGGCGAGCGTCCTCAGCGTCTTGGGACTTAGACGCGGCTGCGGCTGCGGAGTCTCTCCCTGGCTGTAGCCCTGCGGAAAGTTCTTTCTGTCTTTCAATAAGCGATGTAAGGCGTGACTCAGCAGCATCTAGCTGAAGAGACTCCAGAAATCCCAGCCCGCTGGACTCCTGCTTAGACTTTAGAGTTTCTATTAAGTTGAGCGCCCTGGAAGCCTGTGCTCCCAGACTAATCAGTGCTTCTTCGGTATTGGACTTGTCATTACCCAGGAAAGACCCGGCAGCGTTGAATATTACAGATGCTCCAGTACGCCACTTATCTATTAGCGCACCCATTGAGGAAGTAGAGTCTTCAGTTTCCCTCCTCATCCTGGCTAGGGCATCGGCGTACAGCTTTACCGCCAGCTCCCCAGCCCCAAACGTGTCCCCAGCTAGTTCAAGTTGCCGTACGCTCTCAAACGCCGCGACAGTGAGAAAGTTAAACTGCTTATTCACTTCAACCAGAGCTTCTACTGGCTTGTCTCTCAACTGCTCAATTACAGATATGGTCTTCTCGACCTCTGTACCAGTCAGGATTATGTTGTCTAGCGCGGCCCGCGTAGTCTGTCCTATGCGGTCGGCTCCGATAGTGCCTGACGCAATTACCTTGTCTATAGCACTTCTGGCAGAGCCGATAGAAGTTGACGCGGTAGTGAAGTCCCGAGCCATAGCCAGCGCACTGTCCGCAGTCAGACCGCTGGCGCTATTGGTGCGTATCAGCGCTCTTTCGAGATTACGGTGTTCTATAGCCAGCTTGCCGGCCGCAGCAGCGGCCACCGCTGCAACAGCTACCACCGCGAGAATGGCCGGCCCTGCGCCCGTGAACGCTTTCTGCACAAGATTGGTGCGGTTAGCCAGTGTGATCAGTGAGCCCTGGAACCTAGTGAAGTCCCCACGCTGTAGCTCGTTGATCAGCACCGCGTATTCACGGACTACCTGCCCTGACGTAAAACTCAAGTCACTATGCGCCCCAGAGAGTTTCTTAGTTGAGTCAGTGTTCTTCTTGTTCTGGGTCTCTAGAAGCTTCTGCTTTTCAGCCATCCGTTCGAGAGTAATTGTTCTGTCGCGCAAAGTATCGAAGTACAGAGTCTGATCTTTGGTCATGCCACGAACGCTGAACGCAAAGTCATCCGAACGCTCTGCAGCTATCTTTACGTCAGACTGATACTTTCTAGCTGATGCCCCGACCCGATCACCTGACGCAGCCATATCGTCCAGGTTCTTAGAAGCAGTCACCGCAGAGGTACTGTCTATAGCAACTACGGCACGGGTAATCTCGTCAGCCACAGTATTTAATCCTGTCTAGATGAACCAGAGCATCAAGCTGCCATTGGGTCAGACGTACGTTGCGCATCCTGGCCCAGCTATCGACACGTTCCCATTCAAACTTACCAATTTCTAGAGACCACCCCCACAAGTACACCAACTCCTGCGGAGGAGTGCCCAGACTGGCTAACTGTTCTGGGCACACTCCGGTTATCTTCTCGACAGCCTTGTAGTGGTCCAGCAGGGTTTGGCGGCTTCCCTCAACACACTCACTTATATCTGCGAGTCGCCCAGCCCATACGTAAAGCCGGTCGAGGGATTCGAGAAAAAAGCCTTGCGATCATCCGCTACCCGGAGAACCATGTTCAGTGCTGATCTGGAGTTCCGGAGGAATTCCCGAATATTCTCGCGGGTTGGTTCCTCGTCAAAGCTCCAGCCAGTTACCAGAGCAGCCTGCATGTCAAGCTGGCATTCACGAGAAAGCTTCTTTCTTTCCTCCTTGCTAAGTCCCGACATACCCTCAGACATGACGGACAGTGCCTCATCCCGAGCCTCAGCAAATGTGTCACTGAGGCTGGAGATTATTTCCAGATAGTCCTGGGTCACTTCAAACGTGACCGGGTCCATCAGGTACTCCCGCTTTGGAACCTCAGCGCGTGCCCGTGTATTGTATCGTTCCATGGACATGAATCTACCCCTTATGGACTGCGTGTGATCTGGATGTTGGTTCCAGTAGTCGGATCGAACAGAGCCTGGAATGGCATTGTGATACTGACGCTACCCTCGCCAGGAGTTGGGATGTCACCGCCTGTGAACTTGATCTTCGGGAACAGGATGTCGTACGATTTAGTCCCGTCGGTAGCAGAGACCTGTAGTGAAGACACCGTCTCAGAAATGAACTTCTGGTACAGCAGTGCGTTCTCAAAGAACGCCACCATAGTTCCCGTCACATTGCTGCGGGCGATGCTCGGCTCAAGTGACGTGTCAGAGCCGATGACAAATCGAGAGGCGAGGCCGTTTGCCAAGTTCCACGAGAAGTCAGTCACCACGCCAATTAGTACGCCGCCCTCAGAAACCGTTCCGCCTAGTGCGCTCATGGGAGCTGTGACAGAAGCAGCTGGGTACGTTGCGCCCACGATGATCGCAGTGTCTGTAGACATGTTCTGCCCGAGGAACCCGAACGTGGCGTTAATGACACTGCCAGTAGTCATTGGCATAGCCAGTGAGTCCACCTGCATCCCCGTGTACCGCAGAAACTGGTTCACGTCGTTGAACCGGCGCTCGATTGAGAATGAGGAACGGAGGATACCAGCCTTGAGTACATTGGCCGTCCATACCCCACCGAGTGCGTTTTCCAGCAGGTTATCGAACGACCCGAATGACAGCTCCACTACTGCATTACCCGATACAGAGCGAGTGCCGTGGCGGAAGTCTGCAATCTGCCGGTCACCACGAATCTCTTCCGACTGGAACGTGGATTTTGTCAGGTTTATGGAAGTTGTCTTGTGCCGCAAAGCGCCGAACACAGGAGTAGCTGGAGTCACACCGTACGTGACCTCCTTCACAAGTCCCATGCTATGGCGTGAACCAGATGCTTCTGTCATGACGATCTCCTAGTAGACCTTGAAAACCAATACACGGATACAGACTTTGTAACCGTACCTGTACTTCCTCTCCGTTCTGTGGACGGAGCACTCCTTCTTACAAACACAGTTCCCTTGCCAGCCTCAAGCTTCCTTCCTGCACAGTAGTAGTCCAACATTCTGTCAACTACGTCACCGCCATCAGCAGGATCAACGTCCAGTGGCACGTTTACATCCACCTGGAATATACCTGTCATTTCGTCCTGCCCGCCGTCCCCAAGGGTTACTGGTCTGCGGTCTGAGTACATCACAGCCTTGGAAATGTATACCGTCTCTGGCTCCACCTCTAGGGGGAGCGACACTCCCCTTATTGGCGTTTCCCCAGCCACCGCCAGAAGAGACGCCCTCAATGCAGTTTCCACGTCGTTGGTGAGATTGTCGGTCACTCTCTACTCTCTATGAACTCTGCCAGTTGCTGAGGTATGCGATCAACGTTTATCCGGATCATTCCTTGCGGCGCTTTTTCCGAGAACCCGTAGCTGGTAGTACCAAACTCCAGCAGCAGTACATACGGTACAGAGTTGGTCAGGTAAGACACCTTTGAAACGTCCTTACCAGCCCTGCTCTCCATCTCTCTTATTACCGACCCACGGCCAGGATCTATACGGACGGGGATAGAATCGTCTATCTCACCTTCACTAGCTTTCCACCCACCCACCAAGACTCCTAAGTCAACCGGTGTGTCAAGTACAACGTTGGTGAACGTGCGCAGAACTATGAACCGGTGCATGTCTCCCATTGTCACTTTCATCTTGTCTGCGGAGGCCCGTAGCAGTGGTCCTAAGTTGGTGACAAAGTCAACCATTATTTTCTCGCCAGTACTACGTGAAGAACGACCACCCCGCCAGGACGTACTGGGTCAGTCTCGATAACCCGGTACACTTCCCCGCTGGGTAGTGTCATCTTGTCCAGGGGCTGAGGTTCGTATGGCCCCGCCCCCACCAGAAGAATCTGATCACCTCCTCTGAACAAAGTTTCCAGGCGCTTAGTGATGTAGGAATTTGACCGGTCGGTGGGGTTGTCCAGAACTGCTGACACCGAGAACTCCTGGTCAGCCCCCGGAATTACAGTGCGCTCTGATACCGGGTCTACTACACCGGGAACCTTCCGCAGTACCTGCACCTGTACCCCAGCCTCCTTGAGCAGGGCCAGCGTGTCAGAAGCTAGGGACTGGTAATCGAGCACTTATCCTCTCCTGGAAGTTATTCTGGAGCCACTGCCGGACAACAGTGCAAGCAACCGGTTTGCATGAGTAAGCACTGGAAACATACTGGATGTCTCTGAAGTCCGCTCAACTGGTCCGGCCCGGAACTTGATTGTAGTCAACGTACCCCCAGGAATGTTTGGCATTAGCTCCATGGTGTTGGACGCGATAGCCAGTAGCGCCTGGAGCATCACCAGCTCCTCTGGAATCTCGTCATCCTCGACCAGCACCCCATGTATTCTCACCAGATGCCTTGGAAACATGAGATTCTGGGTGGCTAAAGTCCTGTGCCCCTGCATGAACTCCTCCTGCAGAGAGAGGTAATCCATACTCTTTACGATCAGTATCTCCAGCTCCGCAGGAATTGTCGGTAGCGTTATCCCGCGAGCAGTGGCTATGCCAGTCAAGATTCCTACATCTATGAAGGAATTAGCCCCAACTACTCCAGTTCCATCCTCGACGATGATAGTCATTTACTCGTCCTTGGTCTCGGACTTCCCTCGGGCCTTTCGGGCCGTAGTCCTATCCCGGATCATATTCATCTGCACGTGAATCGATGGAGCCTCGTCACCCCACTTGGAGCGAGTGCTGGAATCATAGTGCTTGTCGCCGTTCTCGCCCCTGACCGGGCCAGAGATTTCTTCCTGCGATTCTTCGACTTCAACTTGGGTAACCATCTGTCTCGTTTCCCCTTGATCGCAAGTCGTTCTCTGCTCCGCTTCA